GTATACTGTTAAACCTGAAGCTTCCTTACAGATAATATCTTGAATGAACGCAGTTGCGCCGGAAGTAAGACCACGAATTCTTTTACCTTCAAATAATCTTGGATTAATACTAAAAGGTGAGCCTACACGAAGACGAATTTCTCTATACCAACGACCATCAGATGCACGAAGGATATCATCACCAGGATAATAGAAATCTAATTCTTTACCGTAAAGTGTTCTGAATAGAAAACGATAAGATTCTTGCGAACCACGACTACGATAAAATTCGCGGATGTGTTTTGTCAGTAGTCGTTTGTCTGCCAAAACGCTACTCGGTATATTGATCATAAATTCTTTGCGGAAATATTCTACAAAAGAATCAACTGTTCTATCAATATCAATGTTGTTTTGTATAGAACGAGTTTGCTTAACAGCGTTCCCGTCTTGTTCCATATACTCAAAATATGCTTTTAGAAAAGAAACGAACTGCGGACCTTCTTCTCGAACAAACCCAGGAAACTGAGTCTCGATCTGAGAAGATATTTTAGTAAGCAGTTCGTTTGTTCCTGAAATAGCCATTAGTAGTTATACAACTTTACTGTTGGTGTTAATATAGTTGCGGTTTGTCCGACAGTATCAATGTTTGTAGAAGTTGAAACAACTTTACCGGTAGAATCGTCAATAATGTTAACATGGCTTTGTGAAATAAGCAAAATCTGATTACGAAGAGGTTCGACGTTAGGGTATCTGGGCGCAACGATTATACTAATCGAAGAACCAGTATATGAAGAGGGTAAGAAATTATTAATCGTAACTACACCATTTAGATAATTTACAGTACCGATATTTGTATTTAGATATTCTCGTCCTAGAGTAGAAGTTCCGGAAACATAATAGATTCTTAATGTGCCGTATCCGTTGTCATCAAAAAAACATTCTTTTCCAGCATAAAAGAAAGGAGAAGAAGTTAAACAACCATACGAAATAGAAGTACCTGCACCTATCGCATCGCCGATTTGCTGAATAGAGTTATTGAAATTTATAGTGTATGTGCTTACGTTCGTCAGTGAAGGTACTAAGGTTTTCTTAATTCTAATATCAGCGATAGTAGAAACAAAAGAATCGTTAGTGTTATCAACATACGTCAGGAAACGTGAATATCTAAATTTTTTAGCGAAATTAGAAAGATATTCATATTCAAAATCTATTATTTTTTGAGATACATCAGACGCTAATTCTCCAGCAGTTTTTGTAGTTGCTATTTTATTGTATCTAACATCAACGTAAGGAACGATAAACAAATAAGTAGGATCAACTAACTCTACGTCAATAGATTGTACATTATATTTTCTAACTGTGTCACGAATTTCGTTTTTACGACTAATAGAAAGTGCTACCCCAGTCTTTGGTTTGGCTGAAATAAACACCTTACCGTAAATAGGTGGATCATTTTCTTCTCCACCCCAAACGCTTATAGCTTGAATGTCTGGATTTTCGCGAAGGATTATTCGCTCATGGTCGACAGCTGTAACAGAACGATTTTGTGTTTCGTAAAGCCTTGGTGCATTGAAACGGACAGATTCGATGTTTTCTATATTGGCTCCACCAGTAGCTCTACCGACAGGTTCGAACGAAAAAGTATATCCGTTTATCGTGCTAACGGGCGCTGTATATGAGTTGGCTCCGTTAGTGGTTTCTCCATTACATACTCTATATGAAATAGCAACAACACTAGAAGTTGCAGGTAGTTTACCTAATGCGCCATCACCGAATGAAACTTTATATTTGTACTCTCTATCTGCTTCAACGAAAAATACTTGACTAGATGAATTAACAGTAAGAATATCGTTCGCAGGGATATATGTTTGAACATTTCCGCTCGTAGTAACACTTACAGTTATACTATCGACTTCAACGTTTTCGTTAGGTAAAATAAATGAAGTGTTTGCGTTACGATTAAAAACATAACGGTGCGTGAGTGGTTCGCCTTCTATGATATTGATATAGCCATTGAACTCGTCAGAAGCGTTTGCTGATATCGTATACGTTTGAGGTGTTACGAATGTGTAAGATGAACCATTAACTGTAGTGATAAATTTTGTGTTTTTAGGTATGGTAATTGAACGAAATGTTTCGCTTGCTTCAACACCAGGAAAAAACATCTGAATATTTGCGGTAGCTCCACGAGCTGAAGTTGGAGTATATCCTAACTTTTTAGCATGAGAAACGACGCTATCATACCTCTGAGCAGTATCGAGGAAAGACTCGTTCATTGCCATATTTACATAAAAGGCGTTATAGTATGTGTTATATGCGAGCAAATCAAGCAACGTACCCAAAGCTGAGTCAGCAAAGTCGTAGTCTGTGAATTCAGGTTTAGAAGAAATGTAGTTACGAAGATTCGCACGGATGGTGTCGAAATCTAATCCTGCTACAATAAGATCTGTATTGACAGCCATTATCGAACCTTATTTAAGTTGACGTCCAACTGGAGATAGTTTAGAGTCGTTTGATTTTTAAATCTGATATCGACAATCATTCCATTGTTGTCTGGATATTCTATGATACTTATCGAACTATTATCTAGCAACGCTCTTGGTTCATAGTTCTTTATCGCAGTTTCTATCAAGTTTTCATAATCAGACTTGGTTATTGACGTATGCAAATCAAACAATCTCTTACGAATATCTCCGCCATAATTAGGGCGGAAAGGACGTTCGTAGCGATCGGTGAGAATAAGATTCTTAAGGGCTTGCTTTACTGTGTCATCGTCTTTCTTCATCACCAACTTACCAGTTGACGGATGACGTCGAAACTGCAAATCGAAGTCTTTGTTTACGACTTTGGTGAGCGAAGCTGGTAAGGGTCTTTTTTTCATACGTATCCTTTTGATTATTTATTCGCAAATAACCCTTGACAAACAGTAATTATACCATTATAATATGAAATGTAATCAGGCCTTCATAGTACCAGCTTTATCTGTTTCTTCAATAACAGCTAATGCTTCTACTACAGTCATTGTAGGCTTTATTCGTGGATATTTCTTAATGAGTTCCGGATAACTGTATTTCGTTAATTTACTATAATCTACCATAGCCATGAGTTCTTGTGTATGCTTTTCGATCTTAGCCGTCAACTCCATACGTTTCTTTTCTTGCGCAGCTAAGGTTTTATCGTATCCGTAACCACCAGAACCCCAGTTAACTGTATTTGCGTTTGGCCCTAGCTTCTGTGTTCCGCCCGAAGTTTTTGCTGATGTGTCAGCAATCATATTTAGTTGTGGTGCTACAGTCGAAGCGATTCCAATAAACTGCGATAATGGTTTAGTCAAATCTGAAATAGATGAAGCAGCTGAGCTTTCAGCAAATAGATTCTTTGGAATAACTGGTTTTAATGGTTCTGGTGGCTTATTAGTTTTCTCAGGATCAGCAGCATTTTTAGTAGGAGTAATTCCAGGAATAGGTAGCATTTTCATAATACCACCAGGCGACAAATTCATATTAGGAATCATAGAATTTACGTTAAATCCTGCGCCCGCAAGCCCTGCTGCGATGCTTCCTATTCCGCCTGCCCCCAATGCTTTTGCTGCGACTGCGCCTGTTATGCCTCCAGCAACACTTCCAGCTGCTCCACCAATAGCTTCGTTCATAGCAGATCCTAATGAACTTGCTACAGTTCCTGCTATCATTTTCGTAGCAATAGCATTAACATTAATCATAGGAAATTGACTGTGAATTGCAGCAGCTGAAGCTGCGAATGCTATTGGGCCTCCAGAAACAGCGCTCATCATCCCAGAAACTTGACTCTGTAGATTCACTACATTATTAAGAGCATCAGCTCCTGGGATGTCCGATAATAGATTTCCTTTGAGAGCAGCAAATATCAGTGATCCAGGGCCTTTTAATCCTAAGTTCATTAGTATTTTAACTTCAGCGATTTTATTGACAATATCAGCAGCACCAGAACCTTTGATAGGCAGTTGTTTCATAACTCCGCCAATTGCGCCTTTAAATGCTTCCATCGGAGCACTTAGTCCTGGAGGCAGAAAATTAGCAGCAGCGCCACTCAATGCTGATGACAATCCTCCACCTAATGCTCCTCCTAGAGCACCAGCAATTCCACCAGTCAATCCACCAGCGATCGCGCCTACAGGACCAGAAGCTAATCCTGCGATACCTCCGACAACACCAGCTCCAGTTAATACACCATTTAATGCAGCACCTACAGGACCATTTAACGCGCCAGAAATGTTTCCCGTGAGCGCGTGAGTGATACTTGGGTCTATTTGAAATGGTGAAGGTCTAAATCCTAATGGATCCCTTAGCATCGCAGCTGCATGTTCTACATTGAGCATTCCTGGAAATTTACTATTAATTTCGTCGATTTGGTCAACGATTCTATCAACTCCTTTATACATTACAGGAATACCGTTGATAATGTATATTTGTCCTGGAATCGCATTAGGAAACGCAGCAGAAACTTTGCTGTCTAATTTTAATTGTTGTGCTGTTGAAATTTCGTCTGCCATATTAACCTTTACGTCGGAAGGAATTTACCAATCTTAGGAATAAGTCCAGCTGAATCAAGTTTCGTACCACCATCCGTTTGTGTTAAGAATTTACCACCAGCACCAACACGAACGTCAGTAGTTGCTGAAAACAAACCAACTTTATAACCATATGAATAGAGGACAATACCTGCTGAAGTTTGTCCTCTTAGATTAATCGCGTAATCATCTTCGATAAAGGTGCCAGCAACAGCCTTAGTTTGAATTTGTGAAGCAGAAGCGATACCTATTATGCCACCAGCTCCTAATCCCATTTGTCCACCAGAAGTAAGAGCCATTTGTCCCCCAGCACTGATAGACGCATCTGTAGAAATGGCCTGTTGATATTCTCCACCCACAGCAGAAAAATAATCTGATAGAACAGATTGAACTTTAACACCACCAGTTGTTTCGTCGCGATCGCCAGAAGTACGATGTGAAGTAACACCATTTACTTGGACACGTTGATCACCACCAACTTCGTGGAAATGTCCAGCTTTAGATTTGACACGATAATCACCATGTGTGATTAATTCGTAGTCGCCGCGCACTTCTTGCTTGAAATTTCCCGTGACGTTCATATTGACGTTACCCTTAACAGTGATATTAAAATCACCATTTATATTTTGATCACGTCCTTTGTTGTTGAACTCTTGGGTTTTGCCTTCAACTTTTGAAATCATAGCTCCGTCGTCTTTGATTTCGATGAACGTGCCAGACTTATGATAAATGTGTATTCGACAATCGCCAGGCGTATTATCGAACTCTACGATATGACCAGCTTCAGTCGTGAATGTGTGATTACCGAGATATTCGGATTTCTTACCACCAGGAACTTCTTCTTTGTATTTGGGCATTATTTATCCTTATCCAAAAGGGCTACCAACATCTGTTGCTGCATCACCTGTTCCTCCGGGATTTTGTTCGATAATAGTTTTTGTCATATCTCCACCATTAGCTTCTACAGCAGCATCAAAAGTTTCATTTATAGCATCAGTTTGTCCTTGAGCTTCTGCTAAAACCTTTTCTGTTTCTGCTATTTTATCCTGTTCTGTGGTATCTGGTGGGTATCCCGTGTCTGGATATTTTAGATAATCTGCTTCCATATCATTTTCAGGAGCAGGTTTTCCTACACCTTCAGATTTAGTTGCTTTGAATTCATCTGGTCGCGGAACAGGATAAGGAACAACCATCTTTTCTTGACGTGCGATTCTACTTTTTCTTGTAGGATGGTTATCACCTTCTTGTGCGCCTCTTCCTAAAAGCGTCGTCGATATCTGGTCATCTTGATTTGGATGAACAGAAGGATTTTGACCGATTCCACTATTACCACCAAACAATCTGTTAAGACTATTCATTAATCCTTGTACGAGCGCAAGTTTTTGCAGAATAGATAAATTTTTGTTAGTAGGAATCGTCGGATATGTTCTAAGTATGGTTAGCTCATCAAAAGTATTATCAGAAGCTATGATAAGATTACTATCTACGTCTATGACTTGAGCCTCTATGTCATACGTTCCTGGATACAAAGGAGAACTGAAATGCAATTTCCACACATTAGGAGTTTTAGATTCGTCTAGACCTAGATTACCATCGAACAGTTTATATCTGTTATAGTTAACGATAACATTAATCGTTTGAGTTTTTGTTATGTTGCCGCTCTGTACTATTCTCTCGAATTCTACTGTGCCTGTGATAGTGGGCATAGTGTTAGAAGTCGATAATCTGTTGACAGTAATTTTAGTCATTATTTCTTTTCTCCAGACCCTGGAGCATTTGGTTTAGCGGATTTCTTTTGTTGAATATGCGGTAATGTACCGAACACACAAGGAACCTGCCCCGCATCACCATCCATGAAAAATCCGATGACTTTAGAATTTTCTACAATACCTGTAGGAGAACGTCCGACTCCACTAATAGAAGCAGAAGTTGTTGGTGACAAGACGTAACACCAAGGAAGTTTGCTTGTTGGAAGTACGCCCTTATCTTCAGTATGATGACCCTTAATACGAACCTTAATACGACCTAATTTCAGTTCATCTTTTTGTCCGGAGAACTGTCCAGAACCACGATCTTCTACAGTACCAATCCACCACTTGAGTCCGTCTTGACCCAGTACTGTGCCAAATTCAGCCATTATGCTATGCCTCCAGTTCCACTAGGAGCAGATTTGCTATGCGAATCGCTCTTACATTCTAATACACATTC